CTCTGTTAAAAGGTTGTCGTAAGCCCCTGTGATCCCCTTCCACAGGACCGAACCCCGGCGAACCGGGGCAAAGCAATGACTTTCTAAGGTGTAAACTCAACCTCGTGCGGCATTCATTGCTCCACCAACCGTGAGCTCGGCCGCAGCCTGACCACGGATTCCTATTAGGGCGTCTCACATCCCTGCTTAACACCCTAACGCTAACCAGCCGGCCACCACGACTAACTTACGACAAACTCATTTTAACAGTGCGTATACGTAACCCGAAACGGTTATAGAATCTTTGCTGCGATTAGGCAGCCGCGGGCTACAGCGTGGAGCGGGTCAGCAGCGTGGCGGACCTCTTTAATAGCGAGCGGAAAACCGCTCTCCTGGAGTTTAGTAGAAAAAGCGGCAACAAAACCGGCAGCTTTGCTTGTACCGCCAGCAACAGCAACCGGCAGCGGGTGTTTAAATTGCGGCAGTAACTTATGCCCAGTTAGCGCATGTGTAAGCTGTTTAGCCGTGTAGTCGACTAAGCGCTCATAATATGACGCCACGGCTGCCAAGGTCGGATTGTCGTTGGGCTCGCCGACCTTGAATACGCCATGCTCTTTTTCGGCCTGCACTACGCTATCAGGGACATTTACAGCTACAGCAGACATTCGGTCAACCCAATCGCCGGATTTGGTGGTCGAGAACATAACTGTCGGTTCGCCGTTGAGCATGACGCAGCAATTTACCATTCCAGCGCCCCAAGACAACGCAATACCAGTGTAATCGTCGTTCTCGAACTCTGAATAACACAGCGCTTCTGCTTCGTTAATGGCTCGAGCAGCGTAACCAACCTCTGATAGCACCATCTTTACAACGTCTTCGTGGTACCCGACGTCAAAGTCCTCGTCTTCTTGATCGACGGGTTGTGCGGGAATGCAGAAAACAAGCTTTTCACCTGGTTCGGCTGCAGTACCGGCTACTTCCTTCAAGATATACGCCAAAATACGTTTAGCGTCTTTTTCCTTAGGGCTAACCACGCCGCGATACATAGGGCGTTTCGCGGAGTCGTTGCGCTCCACGGCTTTTTCAATAGCATCCTGGCCAAGCAAAATAAAACTGCCGTCAGCGTCTTTAACGAAGATTTTGCCCTGCAATCCCTTTTCAATCATCTTCGTGGCGACGGGCGTTGTCGGCTTAATAACGTAAAACGCGTCACGGAAATCTTTGTACTGCACATTACCTTCCGCACCGTCCTGCGCGAGTACGACAAACGATGTACCGACGTCTAAACCCTTGGCCATGTTATTTTCCTTTGAGCTGTGCAAGCTTTGATACCGATGCTTGAATATCATCGTTCGCCACAGTCGTTTTGCCAAGACTAGTGTCGGCATTCTTCGTCAAATCATCCGTTTTGACCGGGTTTACAAATTTGCGCGTGTCTATATCCAGCGACGTCTTTGGCTTTTCTGCCGGCTGGTCAAAAAAGCTACGCGGCTTTACGGCTACTTGATTTTGAGTGGCAGCAACTGGGGTATCTGAGCATTTGGTTAAAAAAACCAAGAAGTCTAGACGCCCGACAATGTAGCCAACCAATAAACCAACAGCTGCGCCATTAATTAGGTATTCGTTCATTCTGCAGGCTTACGCCATCCTTTGTGTGATTTAATTCTGCCGCAATTTACGCTGCGCATATGCCCCGGATTTAAATTACGCTCGCGGCAAAATGCTTTCAAATTTCTAATTGCTACAAGCTCGCCGTCGGGGTCGCAGAACGTGTAATCTTTCGCGTACTTGTCTCTTACAACGTCGCCGCCAAGGACTGAGTTGCGGCGCCGCTCCTCTTGGCTGAGCCCATGCACGCCTTTGCCGTGTAATTTTGATAAATGGCCGCCCAGCGTCGCCCATTTTTTGTGTGCTTTTTTCGACATACCGGCAAACCCAGAACCGGCCTGCCGCGATTTTTCAGCGGCTGCTTTATACTCGGCGGGTGTCAATACGATACGCCCGCCGTAATTACGGTTTAGGCAAATATCCGGACCCAGATGCTCGCGGTTATCTAGCGCTGCCCGAATATTAGCAGCTTCCAGCACGCCAAGAGCTAACGCATGTTTCTTGGCTTTTGGAAGGTGCGCGGCCCAGAGAATGATTTTTAGCGCGTCTGACTGATACTCGGCGTGCTCTGGGTCGTTGTAGTGGCTAAAAGTCACAGACGACCCGAAGTAATCGTGGTCGTCCGCGGGCGCATTTTTTGTTATGCGCGAGCCGTAGTAAAACCTATACCCAAGCGACGGGTATACGATAACGTAGCAGTAGTACCAACGCTTCTGCATACACTGAATCCGTTCAGTGCGTCAGACCTAGCCGAGATCCATCCCGGCGCACCCTATTAATTTACAGTAATTCTAGGCGTTTTCGAAAATAGTGGGGCGTTTGGTACCCACATATCAGTGGGCGAGATGTCTGCGTTGTTAAATATTGGTAGTGTTTCACACACAGGAAATTTAGACTCGAGCGCCTTGAACTCTAATGTATCACGTGCGCCGATGCCCTCAGGCATGTCGTCTATCCAAATATCAATTGCGTAACCGCGCGCTTCGACAATCGCGCGCTTCGGCGAATGGTTGCAAAAAACGCAACCGCCAAGAAGCTGAAAATAAGGCTGGCCGAATACCGCGGCTACTTCTGCATGATTGCGTGGGCAATCAGTGCGACCAGTTACGCATATCACAGTATGCCCGCGCTGCACCGCAATCGTTATGAACATGCGCCAGAACTCGACATCGCTCGTAAACGTGCGATCGAAATCTAGAGCCATTACGGTTTTGCGATGTGGCAGCATCCGGCCATCACGACTTAGGCGAGTAGTCCAGGTTATCCATATACCGGCGTACAAGCTTTACAACGTCGTCGACTTCGATCATCACCATGCATTTTGGCACCCACTGCCCGTCTTCCATCATCATCGGCGCTTCGCATAGGCTGTTGTTTTTTTCGTCGTTATCGTCCATAGCAACAACGCGGCTTTTCCAGCAACCACCTTTAGCGCAACAGGTCAGCATACCGCTAGTGTGCAAATAATGATGGTCTGGACCCTGCTCCCAGTGCGACGGCTCACGCCCGCCGGCAATGGTAATATTTGCGCGGCTTTCACGTCTAAACCTAGGGTGCGCTGGTACGGCATAAGCTAAGTGCATCGGAAAGCTCACGCCAGAAATTACACCAAACGAGTTGTAAACTAGCCGAATCAATTGCCGCGTATCTGTCTTTCCTACCATACGCGTTAAATTGGGGCCGTGAAGTTCTGGATGTATGTGCTCTTTAGCGCCAACCTGTACAAACTGCACATCGGGCAGCGCATCTACTAGCTCCTGGTATCGCGCAAATGACCACGTCTTAGCGGTAAAGTCAGATTTATGCCCGGCGTTTAAAACCCAATATGGCACGTCACGTTGCAGCACCTCGTGCATCGCCGAGTACCAACCTTTCTCGTGCGCTCCAAGCGGAATAACCCCCGCAAAATTAGCTGGCTTAATAGGCCTACCAATTTGATCTGCTAGATATGCAGTGAAAGCAGTAGAAAAACGGTAAGGCCGGCTGTTGCTCTCGTTGATTTGCGGGTATTCCATTTTAATTACCCGCACATCAGGATCTTTTTCGCTTAGCTGCGTAATTAACGGATTTTCAACAAACAGGTCGCGCACCGTCACGTTTACATCTGTGACGTACTCGCCAGGATACGTTTCGTGCAGACTGGTCAGTGCGTATAGCATCATGACCAAATCGCCAGGGCTTTGATGATTACGCAAAATAAGCTTTTGTGGCATGTAGCACCTTACACGTTACAGTTTGGAGTACTCTTCGATGTAGCCGACGCACTGCGGATAGTATGGAACAAATTCTGGAGTAAACTGCTGCTGCATCTCGCAGGCCTCTGGCGTTCCAGCCCATTTGCAGCCGTGCTGAAATAGCACGTCTCCCGTAATGTCTTTCTGATAGAAGAACGGCCAAGGCGCGGTAGACGGATGCGGAATAGCGTTGTATTGTGTACCAGTTCCGCGCCAGCCAAGCCGGAACGTATCTTTATCGCCGTGAATCTTTGTGTACCAGTAGACGCTCTCTTCGTTAATCCAATTAGTCATCACGACAGCCGGCCAGCAGCGCGCCCGGTCCACAACCATCTGCCCAGTTTCAAACTCGCACTCGGGTCTGTATGGTACGCCGGTCAACTCCCAAATCTTGGCATGCGGCGGCCATTGCCCGCGATCCGGCCAGAACAACGCGCCGTGTTGCTTGTAAAACATCTCATCAAACAACCGCGTGACATTTTTAAGCGGGATGTTATCTGCATCAAGAAGCATTACCTCAGCAAATTTTGTGTGCAGCAATGCGTAAGCTTTAAGCTCCCAGCCGTTTAAACGCTGATGCGGAAACGTCTTTTGAATTTCGCGCCCATCAACAAACACTGCGCCAAGGGCCTCAAAACCAGGGCGCACGCGATCAGGAATTTCCTGCGGGCCAAGATGCCAAATTTCTACTGGCAAATCGCAGTGGAAGTACCGCAGCATCTTGATATTTACCCAGGCTGCTGGCAAATAGTTGTTACCTGCGCAAATAACAATACCGCGGCCGCGCATATCGTTTGCTTGAGGCACAAGTTTGGCGGCGTTGCAAGCGTCGGCAAACCACTGAGCAGAAGTAGATTCGACAAGCGGGCGATAAGCCGCAACTGCCGCCGGTTGCACCAACGCCTCCGAAAACGTTGGTAACGTAACAGGGCGCGCCACGATAGCCTTAGGCGTAGCTGTGTGCGATAGAGGATCAACGACGTCACGCGGGCTGATGCGATAAACAATTTTACTGTGGAATGTGAACAACTCATCCACACTAAATCTGTTAAGCGGATAACGCGCTTTGTTGAGCGGCGCAAATTGCCCAGTTTGAATATCCCGCTTATCGTCGTCTTGGTGTACACAATTGATTACAAGCACGTCGGCCGAAGGCCGCGCGGCAAGCAACTCTGTCAAAAACTGATTTACATCATCAGATGTCCAATGCTGTAACACATCTTTAATGAGATACACGTCTGCTTCGGGCAGCTGTGTAACCGGAGCTGCGGCAAAATCAATAGATTTAAACTCGTGCGTTGTGCTAGCGTGCGTCGCCCTATTCTGCTCAATTAGGGCATCGATACAATCTATACCGATATATTTAACACCTGTATTAGCGACCAACGCTGGCTGCCACTGGAAATCGCCACAACCCAAATCGCATAATGTTTTAACGTCATGATCCGCGAAGTATGTCGTCAAGAAGTTAACAAGCGGCTGGCAATACTCAAGCGTAGCTCCTGGACCGCAGCCTGACCCCCACGCGCCGTCTCGGTGGAGCTGCGTGAACACGCGCTTCGAATCAGTGCTGCGCAACGTGGCGCGATAGCCCACCAGCGTTTTTTCGATGTGGGTAATTGGCCCTAATTCTGTCATCTCTTCTAGTGCTTTTTTTACGCCTGGAACAGCGCCGTTATCCACGTCGTGCCACGCGAGCACGCCCGGATGGTTTACAAGAGTAGCAGCCAGTCGCGTGTCCTGCAGTACAGCTTCGTACGAGTGGTCGCCGTCGATAAAAATAAAATCGAAGGTTTGACCGGTCCAGTCGATGTCCGTAAACGCTTTTTTGATAATCTGCACATTCTTATAGCCCGCGACGCGGGCTCCGATTTCTGACTGCGGCAAATGCTCGCCGCTTTGATGCTCGTTGCGCTGCCCGTCAGCAATCTGATCACCCGGGTCACATGTAATAATTTGCAGATCGGGAAAGTTGTCGGCAATAATTTGTGTGGTCTGACCTTGATTCGTGCCGATCTCTAAAAGTGTCCGCGGCTTATATGTCGAAATCAAATGCAGCAACGCCACTACGTCAATCGCGGG